CTACACAATATTGCATACCGGCTGGGCGAGTGCTTTTAAATCATCCCACGAATCTGCTTTTGCAATATCATCTTCGTAGGCAATCAAATATCCCCATTTTTGATTCACGTATTCCTCTACCGTAATAAGACGTCTAACCAAAGCTTCTGCTGCCTTACGCTTTGCCTGAACCTTTGCATCATCACGCCCTCTCTGATCTTTCCCCTCAATTATCCAATAAACACCCAAATCATCACGTGCTACAAAGTCTGGGAAATATCGATCTTTCGCATTATAATAAATGTAAGCTCCATGATGCATATGGAGTCGATGCCACCATACAATATGTGGGGAAGTATTAAGTAATTTTGCCAATACATATTCTCCTCTATATGAATCAAACGACTCCGCTTCAAATAATGATTTAAACCATCCCGAATAAAATCTCCCACGTACAAATTGGTTCTTTGATTCAATAGGATCATAAATTTTATCCCCTAAAGTTAACGTATAGCGATCAAACTTTATTTCTTTAGGTTGAATTACTGGTATTTCTTTTGTTGAACGCTGAACAGATTCAATATATGCTTTAACAATATCTTGTAGCTGAATTTTTGCTGAATCAAGAGACTTTATTGTCCATGTTTCAAAAGTAACTGATTTCATAAACTTAGGAACCAAATATTTTTCAATGTAACAAATATTTTCTTTAGTTGATGGAACAAGTTGCATATACATTACAAGTTGACTAAGCGCATTGGCAGCATCACTATATTCGATATGTATTGAATCTACCTCAGCACTCTCTGTATCCACCACACGTAGTTTTTTTCCAAGTGCTGCCACAATTTCTTTTCTATAAAGGACATCTCCCGTAGAAGTAACCTTCTTTGCTGCCTCCTCTATACTTCTATCTGATATCTCAGATAAATCTATCGGAGGTTGCTCCAGTTTAACAATTGTCACTGGAAATTTGTAGGATACATCTTTAAATCGAGGATTTCTGTCTATGAAAACTGGCTCTAACAGAATATCATCTCTTATGCCATTATCGCCAATTGTTCTTATTCTAACAGTTGTTCCCTCTGCATTATTTACTGTTACTCCATTATCTAATACTCCAAAAGCAACAGAATCGCGGACAAATGTATGATTATCTTTCTTTAATTTATCATCATTTGAATATACAAAAACATTATTTTCTCTTGTACTGTCACAAAAATCTTCTCTATCTATTTTTTCTGTAGGTATTCCTGCTTGTTCTGCTGCATTACGAATAGCTATATCTACCTTCTCCTTGTCAGACATAGCGACTGCATCTTCCAAGCCAAACTGTTGAAGCACATTTTCCGCTACTAGTAACTCATGAAATGATTGATGAGCAATAATATCTAACTGATCTATTTGCCAAACACCCGTATACTTTCCAAATGGTAATCTTAATCCACGTCCCATAGTCTGCTGAGTTAACACCTCTGAAGCCATAGCTCTGAGCGTAACAATAACAGCAATATTTTTTACATCCCATCCTTCTTTTAGCTTATTAACACTTACTACTGCAAGAACTGGCGAATTAGGCAGATCAATATTTTCAAGTAATCTCTGTGTAGAATCATCTTCATGCTTAGAATCCACCTGCAAAACAGCAAGCTGTTTTCCAAAATATTCGGGTGTTCTAAGCAATTGTGTCACCTGTGTTGCATGAGCAACATCTGCACATACGACAAAAACAATCGCATTTAATGAATCTTTTCCTTGCTGCTTAGCGTAAACATCATAATATGCTTGTTTAATTTTTCTTAGTTGCAATGCATCACGTAACTGTTGTTCTTCAGATGTCTGATCTGCTCCATATCCACCCTTTCTAAAAGCTAAAACTGGAGCTTTAACAAATTCTTCCTGAATAGCTCTATATAACGGATACTTATATATTACATGGTCTTCCTCAAGTACCGATGCTGTGAGACCAATAGTTGCAGCAGGTTGCAATTCTCTAAGTGCAGCATTGAATGCAGCAGCACTTGAAGAATACAAATGTGATTCATCTGCAATCACTACTAAATCATTCAAATTCTTTAAATAATCAAAGAGCACTCCGGTATTCTCATCAAATTTTCTAGTTTTTCTTCTTTCAGCATCCTTTGATGAGCCATGAGTACTACCTTCTGCTTCTTTAGGTGCAATTAATTGCTGAATATTTAAAATAAACACTAAAGCAGGCACTTCTCGACCATAAGAAAGTTTTGGAGTTCCATTTATACGAGACCTCCATGCAGAATAATCTTGAGGTGTAACAATATCGGGTGGAACTTGTGCCCCCTCAATATATTTATCGTTACCTGGAACAAAATTTTGCACTGTTTTAGACTGTACAACTTTCCCTGGCGTAACAATTACAACATTACCAATTCCCTGTCTACGCAAATACTCAATAAATGCAGCCATCAAATATATCTTACCTACCCCAGTTGCAAGATTAAGTACTTGCATGATATTTGTATCATAATCTCCGTCAAGCGTAAAAATTAGTTCTCGCAATGCTTTTTTATTTGGTGTACGAAGATCAAAATCAGCACTTATAGATTCAATCAAATCCGAATCATATGAAATATTAAGTTTCTTTACCATTACTCATTACCCCCTTTAGAATATTGGAAGATATCATCTGGAATAACAATTATCTTGGAACCTTTGCGCACTTGACGAAGATACTGTCTCACTCCATCCATCACGCTCATGGCAGCTATAACAATAATTTCTCCACATTTAGTTTGTGGTACAAGCCAATCTACTATCTCAACAGTAACCACTCCTTCAATTACCTTTAATAAAGAATTTCCTTTTCTTCCATCAAAAATTGATACATCCTCTCGTTTTAGTAATGAAAATCCTAAATTGGCAGCAATAGACCGAATAAGTATATCTCCTTTAGCATGTTCAGTTAATATGACTCTATTCCATTTCAAATCATAATCAAAACATTGTGGCGACAAGTGTGCTACTTGAAAACCGCCTCCACCATGCCAATTGATTACCTCTTTCGTATTTTGTGTCTTAGCTAATGCCTTGAGATTCTTAATCGTCTTGTCCCTTTTTAATTCCTTATTATCTGCTATTAATTTATTTAAAATACTTGTAAATTTTGCTGCGTCATCAGGGGAAACTCCTTTGGGTAATTCTACCCCTTCTGCAGCAATTCGCTCACCTTTCGTTCTTGTAATCCCGCCATTATCTTGATCAAAAACTACTTTTTCCAGTCGCGGCCTTGTATAATGAACAAATACGGAATCTAGGAGTTCACATGTCACCCATTTACGTCCCATTTTCTGCGCAACTGCTGCAGTAGTTCCTGATCCAGCAAAACAGTCCAAAACAATGTCACCTGGTTTTGTTGCAATATGTATAATTCGTTCTAACAATTTCTCCGGTTTGGGAGTAGAGAATGGAGTCTCATCAGGAAAAAGTTTTTTTATCTCTGCCTTACTGTTTCTATTACTACCGACATCACTGAAATTCCAGATTGTTCTTGGTGTAACTCCTCCTATTGGCAAATGTCCTTTTACCTGAATTCTCTTGCCATTGTTAATAAAGAAAACATCTGGCCAAACGCCAGCGACTGTATTCATGGCAGTTATTCTCGATTCTTCAACTGTTTTCTTTAATACTATGGCTTTAACATCTGATCTTACTTCGTGTAAACTAACCCCACAAATTTCAGCACGTTTTTCTATGTCATTAATATTACACAAATCATATTCTGCATATTTCAATAATTCACGAAACATTTGTTTCTGACCAAGTCTCCAACAACCTCCTATAGGTGGATATAATAAATCTCCAGTAAAAGGCGATTGGATTGCATAAACCATTCCTTGATGTGTTCCTGCTCCAGGTGCATGACCCGGTTTAGCAATCCATGGAATTGGATCATTATCCGGCGCCTTATAAATCGAATCTTGTCGTGCAGTACGAGGAAGGCGATTTAATTTCCAACCTCTTTTTTTGGAATAAACATAAATATAATCCTGATCTTCTGAAAACTGTTTTGCATCATTTCGACTTGTATCTGCTTTACCCCATACAATTTCTGCAACAAAATTTTCTGTTCCAAATAATTCATCAAGTAATAATCTCATCCTATGATTCTCTACAGTATCTAAATGAACCCATATAGATCCATCATCTGAAAGAAGCCTTTTTAAATATATTAACCTATCCCTCATCATTGTTAACCATATGGAATGCTCCAGATTGTCTTCATATGAATCAAATGTCTGTGAGGTATTAAATGGTGGATCAATATATACTAATTTCACCTGTCCAACATATTTTTCTGCCAACTCTGGGACACGAGTAAGTGTTTTAAGAAGATCTCCAGATTCACCTAACACAAGAAGATTATCATTCTGTGGAACTAAATCAGCACGCTCTGAATATTCAAACTCATCCCTTTTCGGTGTTTGTTTCCCCTGTACATAACTATCATATATCAGGGTACGTGTTTCACAATAACGTGGATCTTCTGGATTTGCCCATCTATATCCATATTTTCCCGTTTCTGTAGGTATAAGAACTTTCTCTTTATTATACCAAGTGAGCTGCAATCTTTGATTTGGCATATTAATCTCTCCCTATCACTGTTGTCTTTCTATCATCTTTCAACTTGTATCTTGCCAAATATCCTACATCCTCCGTTTTCCCGAACATAACCTATATTCCTATTTTATCACAATCAAGTACAAGTTTTTGCCTTCTATATCTATTATAACAACGTAATCCCTGATGTTATCATAATAATACACCATATAAATTTAGTGCCATATACTTACCTCACTAAATTATCCTAAATTGCTTCAGTGTATACTCCTTGCTCATCACATCAAGCTCAATATAATCATCCTATTTCTGTTGGGACAAAAGAACAACCGTCTCCACATGCACCGTTTGTTGCTTATGTTCAAGCAAAGTTTTCAATAGCTTTTCAAAGACTCATTTACTAGCTAAAATACTACTTTTTTCAAGTTGTTTAACATTTTAGTTTCTACAAGTATTATCTAGCCGTATTGACTCGGTGGCAAATGGGTGGCATTGCCACCTTTGAACTGCTTTCTTCACTTCAAATAGTTTATTTACACTTAATAAGTGTACCTCGTTTTAATAAATTAAGCAACTTTGTATTTTGTGTGGCAGTACCGGTATAATTTTTAATCCCGTTTAAGGTTGCAATCCTTTTGCGGTTACTCTTCGAAGGATTGATACTTAACGATTTCAATGCGTCAACAATCGAACTAGATTTTCCCTTATAGCGTGGATAATATGCAATCTTTTTCTTGATAGGTTTCTTTACATTCTCTTCAACCTTTTTTGCAACTGGTTCTTTGTATAGTACGTTTAGGTCAAAGTTACCAGAATTGCCACTTGAGATTATTTTGGGAAATCTCCCTTTCGAAGTGTACTGCCATGCAATGTTGGCTGCGGTAGGTTTTTTCTCCTGGTTCGGATTTGTTGCAATCTGCATCCGTTTATCTCCCTGATAATAACGAGCAATCCACCAGTTCTGACACTTAACCTGTTTCCGGTCAATATGTTCGTTGTAGTAACTCATTCCTGTGTAAACACCAAATTTGTAACCACGAGATTCTACTACCGCCTGTGCTGCATTAATGATTTCAGCAATTTTCGCCTTGCTTAATGATGCCTGCATCTTATCTTCTAGGTCAAACCACACACCATAGACAAAATGTGTTTTGTCAATTTTATCTAAGATATCACAGACTAGCTCCATGTCACTTTTAGCTTTTGTGGCTGTTGTAGCATAGGAATAATTATATACTCCCCAGGCAATCTCATTTTCATTGCAAGCCTGATAGTTTCTGTTGAAACCGTTGTCAATTTTTAAATCCTTACGAATGATCTTTAAGATAGCCCCCTGGCATCCGTATGCCTTTGCCTTCTCCCAGTTTACTGTGCCATTGTATGATGACACATCAATTAATTTTTTCATTATTACTCCTCCTTGCACTCTGGTAAGCCGGCAACACTGGTTAATACACTTACAATTCCGGCAAGTGCCGCTGTGCCAATCACTGTTGTCCAATCGACAGCGTTAATGGATACTGCCGCCGGAATCAAGGCAACTGCGGTCTGTGCAGCCGTTTTTACTGCCCTTACTCCTGCACATTTTAACCATTTTTTTGTTTTTACATTAATATTCATCATAATTAATCCTCCTGATCGTGTGCCTGTTTATTAATATGTTTCTCGATTTTGTCAATCGCTTCTGTGACAGGACCGTTACACCCCTGCTCTTTTAGTCCTTTTAAACAAGCAAGAATGCCATAGGTCAGCAGACACTGCTCACCTTTCATTTTCTCAATTTCTTCATCCTGTTTATTTTGCTTTAAATACCAGCGGTACGCGCTAAATGCAGCTCCAACGATTGCCGTTGTCGCTCCGAGCAGTGCCCCGGCGGTAATGATTGTATTTGCATCTATGTACACAGCCATCTTCCTCATTTCACCACAATTATTCCCTTGTACTTTGTGTTTGTACATTTCTTTGCATTCTCCTTTTCGACTGTCGTTGTGTTCTTATGGCCGTCAGAAAACCGCCAGATTTTACCCGATTTTAGATCTCTCAGCAAGACAACCGTATGAATCGGATTTCCTTCTTCAAACAGGATCATATAGCCTTTCTTTAATTTTGCCTTTAATTGTTCGGTCGTCAAAGACTTGTGATAGGCTGCCGGCTTCCCTGGGCAGATCATATTGATTCCCCTCGCAATTTCCGTAAGCGGATACTTTGCGCCGCATTTCAATTTCCTTCGGGCATACTGTAGCACCTGCTGCATATTTTTCTTGATGCCTTTGTATCGCAGTGCCATATAGAAACCAACTAAGCTACAACCATGTTTTCTAATAAAATCGCTTTTGAAATTGTATTGCGATGGCACCGGAATCTGTCTTCCGTTATCCAAATAAATACGATACGGATATTTCTTTTTTGTTTTCTTGTTTTTGTTTGCTTTTACTCTCATTTTAACCACCTCCTAGAGAGCGAAAAAATACACCACAAAGACAATTATCTCTGTGGTGTATAAATAAAAATATGATATTATTAATTTATAACCTTTCACTTGGGTTATTATTTTTTCATAATTTTTAAAAGCAGCTCCGAAAGGGGCTGTTTTCCTTTATACGATATATTTTTTAGATTTTTAGAAGAAGTTGACCTAGTTTTGTGAAAATAAAGCACACATATATCTGTGCATTAAATACACTTATATATGTGTGCTTTTATTTCATTGCTATATCTGTGATTTCTTTACACTGCTATATTTGTTCCTTTTTTTCACTCATATATCTGTGATTTATTTTCGCTGCTATATCTGTGATTTTAAATCACACAAGTCAGTCCTATCCTTTCTTTTCCCTTCTCCATAATATTGATCCCAACAAAAAAATGCTTCGCATTTATTCAAAGAGTTTTAGTTTTTCTTTTTCTCTTTTGAAATCCAGTTTGCGTATAACTTATTATACAATATAACTCTTATTATACAATATAACTGCTATACAACAAATTTATGATGATTAAATTTCACTGCTTCTTGCGATACCTTCGCATAGATCATTGTCGTGTCGAGTTTTTCATGTCCAAGTATCTTTTGTACTTCTGTAACATTCATTCCCCGATCAATGGCATCTGTTGCTGTTGTGTGCCTTATCAAGTGAGGATACAGATTTCTACCTATTCCAGACCGTTCTCCTAATTTATGAAGAATCTGTTCAATTTGTCCTTTAGTAGCACCTCGGTATGGTCTTCTGACGGTTACTATAACACTATCACATCTGTCTTTACGAGTAAGCCAATATTTTTTTAAATATACTTCTGCTTTGGCGTTCAAATATGAAACCCTGTGTTTGCTGCCTTTTCCAAATAAGTGAACTTCTTTCGTTTGAAAATCAATGTCGCTCTTCTTTAAATGAACCATTTCAGAAACACGACATCCCGTACTATAAAACAATTCTATCAAGGCTCTCTCTCTGTAATCCGCACAAGCATCTCTAACTAATTCTAATTCAATCCCACTTAAAGGCTCGCGTGGCTTAACTTCAAACTTAATAGGGTTTATTCTAGCTGCCGGATTTCTGTCCAAATACTCCTCTTTCACACACCAGTCAAAAAATGTATGTACAATCAATCTTTTTCCATCAATTGTCCTATTTGTATTTCCTTTTTGACTCATTGCATATAAATAAATGCGAATATCGTTTGTTGTAACCAACTGTATTGGTTTATTTACACATTGAAAAAATTCATCGAGATTACATTTATATGTTCGAAGTGTTTCCAAACTTAATCCTTCTATCTTTTTTGAAACAAGATAGACTTTATAGCATTCCGGAACCGTATTGTCATATGTAACGATCTCTGTTGATTTTTTCTCAATGTTATACTCTGCCGAAAACATCTCTAACTCCATCAAGACGGTTTTCATTTGTTCTGGTGATAACTTGCCATCCAACTTTGTCATAAATTCATTTGCGAAATTGTCCATAAAACTCCTCCTTTGTCTTTGCAAAGGTCTGAGATTATGCTATACTAACCCAGTACCTTTGTGGTGCTAGAGTCGAACCTTGGTGTAATTTTGGCGGTTCGGCTCTTTTTTTGTTTCTTACTGTTAGTATGACATTTTTCTTTTTTCAAGAATTTTTATACGCAACTTTTTTCGTATCAAAAAAATATCGCAAATCAATTTATAGTCGGTATTCTGCCTATAGCTTTTACAGTATACTGACTAAAACATATATTTTTACAGTATATTGACTAAAAATCAGATACTGATGGTATTTGGAAACCTCCCCTCTTATAGAATATAACATGGTTCATAGTGCAAATACCTCTGGATTCCACTAAAAAACATGCATTTTCTATAGGGAAACCTACCTCAAGACTGGTTTTCCCTATCCCGAAACCTTCTGAGGTACCTTTTAGCTTAATCCATATTTTTATAACTATTTTTCACTTTTAGCATACATGGCCGCAGGCGTTAAGCCTGCGGCCAATACATCTTGCTCTTTCTAAATCACAAAATAGCGTGACTTGCTTAATGAATTAAATGGGAAGAGGGAAATTATTTTTCTATAAAGTCTCTCCATTCTCCAGAACTCCTAAAGGTATAACCAAAAGCGCTACTTCCTATTGCTAAGAGAGCACCGTCTCCGTTTGCGTTGAAAGGTAGGTAGATGCAAAAACTCCAACTTGGTATTTTTGATCCTTTCTCGTTTAAAACAATAGAACTACTCCCAGTATAAAAGAACAAAATTTTGTCGCCGCCCGGGACTTCTTTTAATATCGAAATTGAACGATTACTATTTTATTCGGCAGAGAAGTACTTCCAGTCTGTCCAAGCATTGCTATTTCTTTTTCGGCGTATAGCAATCTTATCACTTCCGAAAGAAAAAGCAAGCTGACAGTTAAAAGCATTGTTCGGATTCTGTTGAATAACAATACACCCATTGCTGCCGAGACCTTCAGGAAGGCCAACAGGATTGACTGTTGTTCTCAATATTATTGCGATAGGAGGATTATTTATATCATTTATACCTGTCGCAACAATCTGAGAACCCTTACTATTTAATAATAAACAAGAACATAAGACATCAATCTTGGAAGCGAAATTTTTAAAACGCCTGTTTCGTAAGAAACTTCGCATTTGCCTAGACTGTCAGATATTATGTGAGGAATTTGCCGTTCGCTTTTACCACGATAAATACCACTTATGGCAAAACATTCTCCTGTAGACCAATCACATAAGGTGACTAAAAACGGGATAGATACATTATTATTTTCAACTTTCGAAATATCAATTTCGATGTTTTGTATATTGCTGGCTCTGTAAGTATGTGCAAGAGGTCCCTTACTATTTAATTCATTAAGGGCCGGAATAATTGACTTGTTTTGAGTCTCCAACTGAGAGATTACCGCAGTTGCTAATTTGCCTGCAATCCAGTTCCATAATCCGCTGAATGGGGTTCTCTTATTTGCATTTGCCTTGGTGTCAGCAATCATGATCTCGTCCGCATCTTCCGGTGTCGTTTTTGTTGTGTATTCTTTCCAATTTGCCATAATTATTTCCTTTCTAAAATCTTCATCCAGTCAAAGTTTTTAAAGTTGTCATCCTCTCTCGCTGTTGTACAGATATATACAGCATCATCACTTACCCATAAATCTCCTAGATAGTAGGGCGGTGCCGGTGCTACTACTTCAACAGTTATTCCAATCTCATTTCCTGCAATATCAAGAATGGTATCACCAGTAGGGCCGCTTAAAACACTCGACTTAGTTGTCAGTGTAGAGTCTTCTGTAGTTTTACCGGGAAACCATGCTTGGATTTTTTTCTCTGTCAGTGTAGTTATATTACTTTTATTCGTCTCAATCTGCTCATGATCTTCGGCGAACTGTGCTGCTACCTGCTGCAGCTTAATTAATTCCTGTGCCGCTGCTTCGGTAATATTTACATTCTGCTGATTTCCTTCCTCTTCAACCGCTTCTATTTGTGTTGCCCCTGCAGTATTGATTGATGTTACTTGTGTATCGCCTGCCGTGTTGATAGCACTAATCTGCTCTGTAGCTTTATCTGATACCGCTTTCTCAGATTTGCCCTGCTGTGTTTCGATTGCATCTATCGCCGTCTGTCCAGCTACTGCAATATCCTTGGTCTGAGTTTCTCCTGCAGAATTGACTTCGCTGACCTTTTTAGTTCCTGCATCATTAACAGCTTTTGTTTGCTTAGTCCCCTCATCTGTAACGGCTTTCGCGGATGTATCCTGCTGTGTCGTAATTGCATCAATAGCCGTTTTTCTCGCTTCCCCAACTGCTGTTTCTGCCGCAGACGTTTTCTCTGCAACATGTGTGTCAAATCCTGTCACTTGTGCATTAATATTATCTTCTGATTCCTTAGCCGCCGTTCTGGAGGCTTCTGCTGACTGTGCATACCCTGCCGCACTGTCCCGGCTTACAGCAGCCTCCTCGGATGCTTCTTGCGTATCCTGCCGCATCTGGCTCACATCTGCCTGTGCGGCTTCAACCTCCTGCTGAGACAGCTCTACAGCCGCCCTGGACGTTTCAACCTGTTTCGCTTTATTAACCACTTCATCATGCAATTTAATATATTCTGAAGTTGTGTCTCCCGGTATGGTTAATAGTTGCCAAAATTCTGTACTTACTCCCGCTTTTGGTGCGATTCCGGAAATTTTTTTAGGGAATTCTACTTTACAAAAATATGACCCACCCTCATAATTTACCGTATCAAGATATTCATACGAAGAATCTGCATTATATTCTCCGCATGAATTTAAGGCGACATTTCCCAAATCGGTATTAACATAGTTGTTTTCCGTACTTGACATCTTTTCTCACTCCTTTTTCACAAGGCTAATCTGTATTTTAATCGGCTACCTTCTCTATGAAAGCAAACCTTATCCACATTTGGGTCTGAACACATAATCAGCCTCCCATTTACAACCTTAAACGCTGCGAAATAAACATTTCCTGTCTCGCCTTTTAACGCCTCTTCTTTTTCTTTTACATAGTTATCAATTTCTTTCTTACTTTCCGAAACCCGGCCCGATACGCTTGCAGCAGCATTTTTTGCTTGTGTTGCATAATATGCCGCATTATCTTTATCCTGATCAGGAAACTCTTTATGTCCATGTGCCCAGGCTTCAGCGACCTTTTCCGATTGTGTAGCACTATTTGCCGAATTATTTACCGCCTTGATTGCTTCTTTGAAAAGTTCTTGCTCTTCTGGGCCATCAAAAGTTTCCGGTTTTGCACGGGTTTTAACAGGGATTGTAATTTTATACCCTGTCCCTCCTGCCTGATCTGTTGTTAAATAAATGTAAGCGTACAGGTTATAACTTTCTATCGTATCTGCATTCTCAAGGCAGTTATCCGGTATAACAACGTCTGTAATATCATTTGTTGTAACTCCCACCCGGGTTGTCGATGTTTCTTCGTCCTCGATAGCAAAATGTACCTCAACTGCAGCAGGTAAATGTAACCCCTGTATTCTCAGTATCTGCCCATAATCGTATTGCCAGGCATGGCTAGCTATGACTGATGTATTATTTCCAGCAAAAACCGCAAAAACAATATTACTATTCACTTTTTCACCTTCTTTCAATACACAATATCAACGTCAAGATAAAGTTGATTTGGTGCGATATAACGCGGAGAAAGATTATTGAATCCATAATTGATATATGAGCACTCCACATTTACCTTTATGCAAGGGGTTCTGATATCATCAAAATATAATTCGATGTCTCCAACCCCAAATGTTCCAAGCGCATAGATTCCGCTTGAGCTTGGTGCTCCTGGAGAATCAATTTTTTTTATACTTGCTGTTATCTTCATTGCACTAGAGCCGTATTTCATCCAGTAATTTAAGAATTCTGTTGATAATGTAGTTTCAGCGAACATAAATTCCACGGTCGCAGTACAGACTTCTTTGCCTCCCCCTGCGAAATCTCTGTATTTTAAATGTAGCTCACAATGCTCCGTTCTATAATGATATGGTACTGTTTCGCCTGCATCGTAGTGCTGTATGCCCTCCTTATTCATGACTGCTTTCAATTTATCGTTTTCATCATAAATTTCTAATACACCTTTATCATTTTGCGAACCGCCCAGCGCCATTGTCCCCGCTTTTATATAGCTCATATTTATATAAAGTTCGTTCCCTATCTTATAAATTCCCTTAACCGCTCCCTTATTTGTCAATAAATTAAATATCTGTTCCTGCGTTAAGGAATCTTCTGCTAATGTTTTAAGAGTTCCTTTGCCATCAACTGATACTGATGAGGCCAACTGAAATTCTCCAGTGTTTAAATTCCAGAAGTTTTTTCCTGTCCTATCGCTAAGAATTCCTAATATAAGCGTATCTGCATATCCGCCTTCAGCCGTAAATGCTGTCTTCCAATCCCAGTCTCTTCCGTCCTGGGTTCTTGTATTTGCAATCTGAAAGCCTTGTGTGCCCAAGCACATTGCACCGTATGTAGAACTTTCTTTATCTGTATCCTCAAACAAAATTGCTCTTACATCCTGTTTCTGTGCTACATTTTTCTGATATCTTAGCTGTGTATTGATTGCATTAAGTACGCCTTTTATCTTTTCTGCCATAACAGTTTTTGATTGTGAGTTTACAATGCTATTAATTGCATCAACTGCTGAAGACACCTTTTCAAAATACGTCTGTGCAGTATCTCCTAATTTCACAGATGAGACAGTGTTTTTTATACAATCCCATTCGATTTCAATTGCTCTAGCCTCTGTTGTAATATCCAGTTTTTTATGTCGGCATTTAACCGTATCTCCAAGACCAATCATTTCGATTGCTTTTACATCACTGTATTCATTCGTATCTGATATCTTAATCATATTTATCTCTATTGAAACGGCCGGCAAATCAATTCCTTCCAAAAATTGTTCTTTACACTTCTTTTTTAATGCCTTTTCTAAATCACTTTGGCTTTCACATACAATATCATTTTCGTCAGGTTCTCCTTGTATATCCTGTTTCAGTTTGACATCTTCAAACACAATTTCTTTTGTATATACTGTGGCATATTTATTAATGTTTTCGGAATCTACAAATATATTTCCGTTTATCGTTCGTCCATTATATGCCACTGGAACGATCCTGGTAACAACATCTGACATATCAACTGTATATGTAATCCCATCTATATTCTTACCATATCGTATCTCTGCTCCATAATTTCCTCCTACTCTTTCATTTATGATAATCTTATAATTATCATAAAGAATTTCTCCACCCCACCTTTGCAAAAATGTAGGCTCATCTGAACCAGAAATAGCATCGAGAAGATTTCTTCGTTCAAAATATGCCGTTGAGCTTGTTGAGATATCCGATTTTCCCTCGAAATTTGTTCCGCTAGTCATAATATCAAGAGCTTCTTGTCCATTTTTTATGGTAGGTCTTACATCTTCCAGGAAAACTTCTTTTGCAGCATCAAAAAATATCGGATATGCGACTACATCAATGCTGTAATCCTTTTTTGTCAGCTTATTCACTCGGAATAATTGCCCTTTTCCAACAAAAGTAGGTACCGACAAAATAGACTCTTCCTCTATATATTTCCATCGTCCTTCCGAATCCGTCGGATGGTTCATATTTAAGATCCAGCTTCCATTTAGTGTTGCCTGGAGCTTACACGAGTTTGGTAATAATACCATTTTTCCATTTGTCGTAGGTTTGATAGTATTTTTATCATAAATCTGAATCATTACAAACACCTCCAGTTAGGTATGATCTTCATTTCTGCTCCTACAACGGAAATCATATTTTTCCCAGGTTTTAGATACAGATCTTCATAGTCTCCATTTACGTAGGTATTCATCATTTCTCCACTTAATTCACGATATGTAATCATTCGTTCCGTATCAATCCGACAGTTTTGTCCTACATTTACATAAAATTTATTTCCGTTGACTGTCAGTGTTGCATTATTATTTCCGGATATAATATACGTCGGATGTGCTAATGCATAGTTATTTTGCAGTACATCTTCTATCTCATATTCCTTTAATCCATCTTCTCTATAGATATAACCGCTACATGTAAATATAGCGGTTATTGTTCCTATTTCTCTATTTTTTCTCTTTACATCGCTTATCTCTACCTTCTTAACTTTATAAAAATATCCTTCATCGTCTGTAAATCTCAATATTCCCAACGGACTAAGTAACCAGCTCTTTATATCTCTGTATCTTTCAGACCACTGCTGAGGTAATGTCATAAAATTAAGTTCAATCGAAATTTCTATATCTGATACCGTTCCGTCATCAATATAAAGAGAACCATCTTTTCCAGGAATCTCTATGACGGTATAGTTTTTTTTACCTGCTGGTATATCTGGACGCTGCATGACATAGCACCCAATATCTTTTGCTCTTATACCAGCATATTCCATGTCATACTCTTGCATCCTACCATCCTTTCATCTTATTCCTTGCATCTAATTTTTCTGTAAATCCCTGTTCTGATGTTTCAACAATATAATCACGAAACTCTTCATTGCCAACATACACTTTTACATAAGTGACTGGCTGCGGAACAGAAATATTACTATAATCCAAAAAGAGTGTTTTTAATGCTCTTTCCATTATATTTTCTAAATTTTCATAAAAACTATCTAATGGAAGCACTGCTTCTTTTCCAGCCTCTCCTCCTCCAAGAAAGGAGTTTCCCATTCTGCCAAATAATTGTGCTCCAGATAAAATGCCACCTTTCTTATACCAGGAAACGGATATGCTTGGTACTCCTATTGGGTCTAAAGAGAAACCTCCACTTATTGAAAAATGTGGAAGTTTTATTTTAGGTATACTAATAGATGGAAATTTTAACTTCAACGAATCAAATTTTCCCTTAATATCGGAAAGTTTATCTGCTACTGCACTTTTTGTATTGGAAAGCTTATTGCTGAACTTATTTTTAATCTCATCTAATTTCCCACCTGTCAGTTGATTAATCTTTGTATAACAAGTGTTAAATTCGTCTTTCACCCCTGTTCCATAGGCTGCTACCAGCCCTTTAATTCCGCCTCCAGCATCTTTATATGTTTGCGTCATGTCTGCAAGTTTCTTTTTAGATGCTATATTATTCTCTTCTTGCTTCTGTGCTATAATCTGTTTTATATGTTCAAATTTCTCTGAAGCTGCACTTTTCATTCCTTCTATTTTTGTTGAAAAGTCGTCTTTCATTTCTCCTATTTTAGTTCCTACTTGCTCTTTTAGATCTCCGGTTTTTTCTTTCAAATCTCCAAAGAATCCTTTTATTGCTTCTATTTTTTCGCCTACTTTTTCTTTTAGACCATTAAATTTATCTCCTATTACTTCTGTTGCATTTTTTACAGTATCTTTTACCGCCGACGTTATTTTGTCCCAATTTTCTATTACAGCAACCACCGCTACTATTGCGGCCACAATTCCTGCTACCACACCAACGACTGGTGCCGCTGCTAATAATGCTCCACCTATTGCCGGAGCTACACTGGTTATTGCTGACACAATTCCTACCGCTTTCAATGCTGCCAATACCGGGGCAATCTTTCCAATTGCTGCTATCACTCCTGCTATAGCTATTATAATTGTCTGTAATGGCTTAGGAAGTTTTGAAAAGCTTTCTATTCCTGAAGCTAATGCTCCCACTGCTGGTGTCACACCAGTTATAATTCCTGCGATTGCTCCTCCCATCGGAGCCAATGCATCTTCCACTTTTCTTAATGCCGCTTTCATCTTGGTGGATGAAGTTGTTGTGTCCTCAGACATTTTCTTTGCTTTCCCGCCTACATCATCATAGGTATTTCCTACAGAGGTTAATGACTCAATAAACTCTACACCTCCGTCCTCTGCAAGAGTTCCAAAGGCAGTAGTAGCCAGATTCAATTTTTCTTGCTGATTCTTGCAGTTTTTTATATCCGACACGATAGAATCAATAACATCTTTCTGCGAAGCTCGTCCATCCTGCCAGTCTCTAAATAGCTGCTGTGTTTTCGAAGAGAAAGAACCGATAGAATCTTCTATTGTTCCATCACCTAATCTATTAGTCACCTCATTGATCGCATCATTTACTTTATCAAGATTGTAAGAGCCACCCTCACTTCCATTTTGTAGAAGTTCGAAATAATCTTTTGCAGTATAGCCTGCCTGTTTAAATTTTGGCGAATATTCTGCTATATTATCTCCCAATTCATCCGTCTTATTTAAACCATTCTGAGCTCCTGCTACAATGTAATCCATCGCTTCATCAGAAGTAAGTCCAAATTGCTTCATGAGCTGTGACACTCCTCGAATAGATTCAGACATGTCCATTTCATAAGTTTCTTCAAGTGTAATTGATTGTGATGTTATATCAGTTAATTCTGTTTCATTTAAGTCTTTGATATTATCCTTAACCGTTATTATTGCCTGAGCCACCGTGTCCATAGAATCTCCAACGCCACTTTCATAAACATTTTTTATTATTTTTGCGTTCTTGGTAGCTTCCTCGCCTGTATCCCCCAAGCGACTGTTTACTTTAGCGGCCGCATCTTCCATATTCGTAAATGAATCTACTGCTTTACTTCCTAAATCCTTAATCTTATCACTTACACCTGATAGCTTTTCTGTTGCATCAACCAAATTCCCTTCAGAAATTTTTTTCGACATTTCATCCAGTTTCTCTCCGGTTGATTCTGTTGCTTTATCTACCTTTGATAATCCTGTCTCTGCGTCTCTTGTCCCATTTTCCATCTCGGAAAGTGCCGTTGTATTATCATTAATAGACTTTTCAAGTTTGTTCATGTATGCACTTGTTTCGTTCAATGCAACTTTCAGCTTTGATACCGTTTCGGCTTGCTTATTAAATGCATTTTCAGCTTTTGCAGTTTCGGCAGAAGATTTTCCTGTTTTTTCTGTTGCATTTTGAACCTCTGATGCAATTTCCTTTAATCTTGCAGTTTGTTTTACAAGTTCCTTCTCATAAAGTTCCGCTTTCGTCTTTTGAGCATCATACTGTTTCTGCATAACTTCAGACTTTGCAATAAGTGCCTGCTGACTCTTCTCGTTCCCGGCAAATTTTGCTGTTAAAGCGTTCATCTCGGAACCACACTCTTTTAAGCTATTATTGATAGACTTAATTGAATTATTAAATTCTTTCTCTCCTTTAATGCCTATTCGTGGGCCAATATCATACGCCATAATCTCACCTCAAATCCGGAATATAATCACCGCTATTTATTGCTATCCTGAGTTCCTGCAGTCCTTCACTTGCCAAGTATAAATCAATTAAATCACTCAATTCTCCTATCGGCATGACAAGGTACTCTTTCGCTGGTATTCCTATTTTTCTTGCATATAAATCAAGCCAGGCAGAAGTTTTTACTCCTGCCCGGCTTCTACGTTTTTTGATTTATTCTCTTTTCCTTCAACTTCTTTCTTCTCTCCTTCATTCATGCACTCTGCAATCTTATCCGCCGCAATAGCCAGATCAGAAATCCCCAGAGCAATTTCTAACGCTTCCTTAGGCAACGGAGTCCATTTTCCGTCAATTATTGGTGCATTATCTGGTGCTGGAACATCTTTTTCAAAATAATTTTTATAAGCACAGCCCTGTGATATAAGTAATTCTAATACCTCTGAGATTACCGAAATTGTCTTTTCTTCCGATCCTTCTGTATTTATATTTTTAAGAAAGTCCTTAACGCTTCCATATTTCTGTGCTATCTTTTTTGTTGCCATTAACGAAAAACTCATAGGATAAATTTTACCGACAATTTCAATGTATGTAAGTCTTTTCATAAACGCCTCCCGTTAACCTCTCGTTCCTAAAACTGCATTATTATACTTTAATGCTTCTGCTTCTGTGTCATACATTTTCTGTGGCGTAATTTTCCATGGATGATTATAGTTGTCATCTACCTGATCTGATCGTACGACAGTTCCTGAGATTTCTTTTGTCTGCCAATCCACTTCATCTCCTCTAGTTGTTGCAGCATCTGCCGGAATGGAAAAACGGATCTTTGGGAAAACAACCGGTAAATATCCTGTCTTATTATCAATCTGATGTTCCTCAATGATTCCAAATCCAAGATATGGAGCTACCTGATCATCATCATAGACAACTTCTGTTACCGTTTCCTCTCCAACTTGTCTGGTTACTGTTTTCAATCCTAAAATTTTCTTCGAAAGTTCTGGGGTAAGATCTGCTGTTTTCAGGGTTAACTTTCCTGACACAAATCTTCCTGCTGCTGTTTCCGCCACTTGGTTATCCGCATAAAGATCTTTATCTTCTGCAACATCTGCTTCAAACGAATATTCTACAGCTTTGTCCGCCGCATAAGCATCTGAGTATGTTACTGCATTTCCTACTGCTGTATAGTTTGCACAAACCGGTTTTGATAATCCTTTTATAGCCATAATATTCCTCCTTATCTCATATCTTCTTTACAGAGTTCGTCAATCTTATCTCCCATAGCCTGTACTGCTGCTTTTCTGCTTCTATTTACTGCTTTTCGAACTACAGGTGTCTTTTGCCTGAACGATGTTCCACTTTCTACCGAACGCATCAGCAAGGCATTCGGTAAACCATTTGGATATTTCTTAGACTTTGTTTTTCCATATCCGGAAAATCCAGCTTTTGTCTGAATATAATCATCTCTATTCTCAATAGGTGCCAATCCAAATGCATCTATTAAATCTGCTTTTTGTCTGTTCGTTACTCCATGAAGTTTTCTGTCCTCTGTACCTCGTCCATTATCTACAGGTATTTGCCTCAATCCGCTTTTTATACTGTCCGCAACAACTCCTGCACCTTCATATACTGCCTGTCTTACTATCTGTTCTGTATTTTTACTGAGATTCGATAATCTTAATGCATATTCATCCAGTCCCTGTACAGACATTTTAGCCATTTCAGCTTACCTCCCAAATCCATTCAAAATGTATATAACCTGTTTCTTCTTCATGTTGAACAGAATTCAAACGAAAAGATATCCCCATTGTTTCCAGTGAAACTTGAATCTTATCCACATTTTCATCCACATCTTCTTTTGTGAAATAATCAATACTCCCCTGCAGGACCTGTATATCCTTTTTATTATCTGCCACATGAGAATTCGCTTCTGTCTCTTCCTGCCAGACTATATACTTATTCTTTTTCTCGTATGCTTCGTAGTGGAATACATCATCCATCACCCGTTTCAAAGCATCTCGAACCATATAAATTTTAGAGAATTCCATAATCTTCTTTCAACCGTTCTAAAGTGATTCTTGTGATTTTAAGACCGTCATCCATCACATGTTGCACAAATGCACATTTATATTGCAGTCCGTCTTCCAGGATACATATATCCATACTTGTAATTTTTCTGTCTTCCCATATATGCACAACGTCCGACACCTGTACATTCTCCTGTAATGCTGTATAATATCTCGATATTCCGACAGTCTCAAATCCAAAGCAATGTTTGCTCTTCAACTTCAAAGCATACTTTGGTTTCATTCCTGTTTCTGCAATATTTATCACTTTATAAATTTTTAAAACACCATCATCAAATGTCATTTTTGCCTTGCTTTCTGTGATATCAACAAATTATTCATTTCCCAACGCAAGAAACGGGGCATCGCAGTCTGTGCCGATGCCCTTTTTCTGAAAAGATATGCAGCATAATCAATTTGGATACCTGCATATTCGTTCGTATCCTCTTCGCGAATCCCTTCTCTCTCCATTAGTTCTTTTGCTTTTGATAACAAAAAGTCTAAATATTCATCATTCGCTTTTGTTGTCATCTGCAGATCTTTTTTTAGCAGCATAAGTTTATACTCTTTTTCCATCCAATATACCTACCCGCTTTCTATGCTTCTCCTGCAAATTTTGGTGCTTCTGTGACAGGTGCACCTCCCACACCATATACAGCAAATGCTTCTCTTATTGCCAAATCTCCATCATAACGTGCTGTGCCTTTGAATACCGTCTGATCTTCAATAAATCTAACATGTTCTGACTGTCCGATTACCGTGCCTGCTCTCTCCGCCAAAACATAATTCTCAAAATAGCCAAAGATTATTGTATTATCCGGAATAAATTTCAGCTCTTCGATATTGCCTCCAACAATTGGCATAGTTGACTGTGCACCGCCTGCCACAATTGCAGCCGCAGAATTTACTCCAATTCCTTCAGCAATAAGTTTTGTATGTGTTTTTTTATTCATTACCCATACAATGTTTCCTGTTGCATAATCATTATCAATCACTCCCGTAGCCTTTGTGATGTCCTGGAACAGTTTTGTTCCTGTAGCGTTCGTTCCTGTAATCACATGTGAGGTACTTAAATCTTCCCATTTTCTTCCCGTCTCTGGATATCCTGCCGGAGCTTCTGCTAATAAAAGAGATGTAACAATTCCCATCGGCATTTTTACATTCTTCCCGTATAGAATCGCTTTATCTAATGCTTTTCCAATCGCTTTTCCGATTGCAGAGATTAATTCAGTTGCAAGGTTCACGTCATTATCCTCCAGGATTGCATTAGCAATTGCAAAGTATCCACTTACTTTATATCCGTCCATTTCCATGTTGTAAAAAGCAAGATCTAATTCCTTTACAGCTGAGTACATCTCATCCCAGATTGCTTCCGGGATTTCTCCCATAATGTTCTGTCGGCTTGTTCCTGACACCGGACGAACAGATACATATTTCACTAATTTACTTTCTTCTGTTGCAACCTGCTTAATAAGTGGCAGTACAATATCCGGAATTGTCAATCCAGCATTTGTAATAGCTCTTTTTTCTTTGATACATGTTCTGACTTTACTGAGAAATTCTTTCACATCTTCCCTTGTCAGCATCTGATCTCTTTCTTCTCTTGTCAAACCAAAAAACTTTGTTCTCACTGTCATTCCATTTCCTTTCTTTCTTTCTGCTGGCTCATTCTTTTCTGGAGCAGGCTTAGGATCCTTCTTTTCTTCTTCTTCAAGTTCCCTCTCAATGCCTGTAATCTCTTCTTCGAGTTTTTTCTTTGTATCTTCATGCTCATCTTTATCCTGCTGAAATTTTTCCGCTTCCTCTTCTACCGCTACTCTGTCTTCCGCCGATGTATTTTCATCCATCTCATTAATAGCACTTTCAATTTCTTTTTCTCTAACTGAAAATTCTTCATCCTTCGTTCGCAGTGCATCTAAGCTTTTTTTCTTTGCATCCAGTTTACTTCTCAATAATAATTTTTTTAAAGCCATTTATTTTTCTCCTTTCAGCTTTTTTAATGTCTGTTTCTTCCACATCTCCACATTTCTTTTTTTAATATTTCCATAATCATTTTTTCTTGCACTTACTTCTGTTTCCTCATATGCAGGGAACGTGCAAATTGAAACCTCATAGAGTTTTGCTTCTTTTATCGTCCAGTGAACATCTCTTCCATTCTCTGTAAATTCTTCTGATAAAATATCAAACCCAAATGAGCATTGATCCACATCTCCTCGTTTGACACGCTCATACAGATTTACTGCATCCTGATCCGCTTGATTAATCTTGACTTCTCCCCATAATCCTTTTTCATCAACTTTTAATGTTAATGTTCCGGATTTAGTTCTTCCAAGGACAAGATGTGTATCGTGATCAATCAGACATCTGATATCATCCTGAAGTGTATTATCAAAAGCATGTACATCTACGCTTTCTGTTGCCCCTTCCCACATTTCATAATTTGAATTAAATACAGCAAAGTACCCGGATATATATTTTTCTCCATCTTCCTCACTTCTGGTCTTAAACTGAAGTGGTATGCTTCTGGCCTGTCTATTCCTCTTCACCTTCTTTACCTCCCTTCAATTTTTTCTGATCTCCAATCATTCCTTGTGGAATGTAGTTTTCTAATATCACTAACTCATCAAGACCTTCCATTGGAGAATATCCAATCGCATCTCTCACTTCATTTCCTGTCATAATGCCCCTTGTATATAAATTTGCACCTACATTAGACAATGTCGTAATATCATATGCATACAAAGATCTGACATTAAAGCGGAAATACCAATCTGGATTTATTAACAACTTCTTAGTGAGTTCCTGCTCCAAGGCATTACACAATGGACGGATTCTCGTATTGATAAAGTTGTTCCATTCTTCAGAATCAAATTCGCCAGCACCAACGACAAAGGCAGGAACATCTAAAATTGCTGCTATTGTTTTCTTATCAAGCATGACTGCATCTGATAATGCTAAGTCTGTTAACGATAGAGGTTTTACAACTTCAACATCAAATGCATCCGCCGGAATAACCCAGGGTTCGCCTGCGTCTGTATTCGCAACATAGTCATTCAAAATCTTTTTTCTTCCTTCCGGAGAAGAAAGTTCATCACTCATAGAATCCACTTTTACAATAACGGATGGTTTCCATTTACTTTCCATAAATCCTTTTTTTGTTGCTGTAGCCTGTTTCAGATTGTTAGCAATATCTTTTAGTGCTGTGCGATATCCGCAGCCTTTCCACGGATAATCCGGAGATGGGTTAATAACAAAATGTAATAATTCATCCGGCGTATATGGTTCTCCATCTATTCGAATCAGATAACCGTAGCCATCAGGTACAAAAGAAAAATGTCCTGCCGGAATCAATTGCAAATCTTTTAAATATCCCTGTGTTGTTTCCGCATAAACAATTGCATTTCCATCTCCTTCAAGCAATATTTCCCTTACCAAGGCAGAAATAAAAGTTTTCCTTGTCATAAAACGATTCGGAGTAATATCTATCTTCCTGGATAATTCATTTTTCAACCGCTTATCTCCTGCATCTGTATTTTCCATCAGATGTATTGTCATACTGGAAATCAGATTACAGATTTTATTCACTGCTGCCACAATCTCCGGATTATCAATCAGCCTTGTATATGAACCACCGCACAATATATCAAAAGCATCTGAAGAACAAAGCCATGATATATTTTTTTTATCCGGCTCTGCTCTCACCTGTTTTTTCTTCTTTTTCCCCATGCTATCATTTCCTCTCTTATCCAAACCATTTTCCTTGTTTCTGTGTTTTTTCAAGGTCAATCAACATTTGTTTACATGCAATTACATCCGCATCAAATAAATCAATTCTGTATGTCGGCTGCACCTTTTCAAATCTTACAAATTCATCGGAATCTTCAATCGCTTTCACATTTGATAAGCAATACTCAAACGCTTTATTGTGAAGATAATAAAATTCTCCTTTTTTCAGTTTCTTTTCTATTTCCCGAAAAGCTTCCGTTTTTTCAACATACCTTTGCGACTGATCTCGCATTTTAAACCCGGATTTTTTCATTTTCAACACAAATTCTCTTGAATAACGCCGGTCATATCCAACCCATTTAATGTCAAATCCTATCTTTCGCATTTGAAGAAACCACTTCAGTACATCTTCATACTCAATGACATCCGAATTGCAAAGAGTAAGCCAATCTTGTTCCTCCCACCAGAAGAACGGAATCTGGTCTTCTTCTGCTTTAAGATGTGCTGCAGTTACTGGCATAAAGCCGTGTGAAATACAAATATCTGTATTTTTGTATCTACCATGAAGCGCTGTTCCGGTAAGATCGTACATCTTTGACAAGTCTGCTCCCCCATACCATTTGATTGGCAAATGTGCCAGTTCTTCCAACGTCCAGCTAAATTGCTTATCACTTTCCTGGGCTTGAAAAATATCAAAATATGTATTAAGTGCATTTGTATAGATGTTAAGTGATTTATTTAAAAACTCGTCTCTTCCTGTTGGATCATTCTGTGCCTGAAGAGCTTCATTCAGAATATCTTTTTCTCTGATGGTTACTCCATAATTAGGATTTGCCTTTTCATGTTCAACCGGGTTTGTATAGTCGTCTGGGTTATCTGCCTGACATATAAATATAAAATATTCTTCGTCCACTTTTGTTCCCCGCATTACTTCTTTGCAATACTGAAGACGCTGGTAACAAAAAGAATTCATATCACTTCCAGCTGTTGTTATACCTATAAGCAATTTATTTACATAAGCCTTCATTGCCTGTTTATAAACATAATATTCATTTGCATTTTTATAAGCGTGCATTTCATCAAGAATAATAATGTTCGCATTAAGTCCATCTGCTCGCTTTGCATCTGCTGCAAGTGCCTGTATTCTCAATGCTCCACTTTTATTTTCATTCTCATCATAAAATGTTCGACTGATTGAATGTTCCGCATTGTTATTCAATATTTTGAAATTCTTGCTTTCGCCCATGTACTCAATATTTTCACGGATATTTTCAAAAGCTTCCATTGCCCTATCGAGTTTTGTAGCAATAATATATAGCACTGAAAAATACTGTCGTTCTAAAAGAGACAATGCCCAGGCCAACGCAGAAGCAAAAAAAGTTTTACTGTTTTTTCGCGGTAAAAAAATAAACGCCTCTTTAAAACGGCGTTCTTCTGTCCCTGCAATATAAAAACCTGCAACATTATAACAAATAAATTTTTCCCATGGTTCTAACAAAAAAGCTTTTCCTCTCGCTGGACCTTTTATGTGTACGAAAGTAGCTTCGATAATTTTTATAACAAAATCAGCATCCCGTGTGCGCATTTCATAAGCAGTATTATCCAAATCTTTTAAAAATCTTTTAGCTGCAAGTACTCTATCCTCATTCGCTATTATCTCTCCTGATATGATATCTCTTGCATATTTTTTGACTTCTTTAAATAGTTTAGACTCAGCCATCTGCTATCTTACTAAGTGCGGCATCTAATTTTGATAACTTAGGTTTCTCTTTGATTGTTGTTTTTTCAAAGATCTTAGGATTCAGGCACAGCATATCCAAATATTTTGCTATGTCACTTCTCAATCTTTCCAGTGTAATAACACCCGGGGTTCGCTTAACGTAATCGTCACTTTTCAGCATCTTTTTGATACTTTCTCGTTCGGATAAAAGCTCTGCACAGATGCGAATTGTCTCAGCATATTCTTCTCTGTACATTCCCATTTTCTTCATACTATCCGTCAATTTTTTTTCAAATGTTTGTGCCTTTATCGCCCTTGCCATTTTGCCGCCTCCTTTCTCCTTTTTTGGAATTTTTGAAATTTCGCGCATTTGGAAACACCTAACCCCCACCAGTAGAAAACAAATTTTTTCTTTTTTTCTTGCAGGGGGGGATTTTCTGACACACTATTTTCTGGCTCTCCAATTTTTTCCTGGAACAGTCATATCCTGAAGTAACTGGCCAAGCTTTGTCAGCTCTCCAGTCGTCCTGTTTTCTAGTTTGTTATGACTTGCCTGTGATACACTGATAAGATTCCAATCACACCATGCATATTCCGGATATTCATCTGCTGGATATATATGATGCACTGTATTAGCTGCCTCTGTCTTTCCATACATTTTGGCCACTCTGCATTTATATCCGTCCAGTTTTAAAATGTGTTCTCTCTTTTTCTTCCATTTACTCCCATAATAATCAAACATATATCCTCCATGAAAAATAATTAGGCAACCGGATTACCGATTGCCTGTACACTGGAGAAGTTTTTACCAATAGCCCATTGGGGTTGTAATGGGGTATCTGAGCTTTTGCTCGTTATAAAGATAGCACATCTAAAAACAACATTGGTCAACATTTCCTTATTTTTTATTTTATTTTTCAATAAGTTTTTCTACTGGAACACCCAGAGCCTTTGCAATACATTCTCCAGTGTGAGAAGAACAGTTATGTCCACGCTTTACGTTATGCACCGTCATCCTTGTAACCCCTGCAAGCTCTGCCAATTCTCTGTGATTTATATTCTTCTCTTTCATTGCATCAATTAATTTCTTACGATTTATTCTCATAGTTCTCGTCCCTTCTCACTTTGACATATCTAATATTTTGTAAACTATTGTGTGCATCTGTTTCTTCTTATATATAGTTTTTAATTTTTAACCATTGAGTTTTACATAGTCTCGTTATGTCAAACTAATAGGCCAAATTAAAAGTAGCCATTGCCTTATTAATTGTATCCTGCTCAACTCCTATGTACCTCAATGTAATATGCACATCGGAATGCCCGAATATCTTCATAAGGAGCATCCCGTCTTTTGTCTTCATATACATATGATACCCAAATGTCTTTCGCATCGTATGTGTTCCTACATTATAGATTCCAAAATGTGCAGCAGCCTCTTTTATTATGTTGTAAGCCTGCTGTCTACTGATTGCCTTCTCCTGTCCCTGTCTGGATTTAAATAAAAGCTCATAATCCGGCTTGTCCTTTATGTAATGATCTATTGCCTTTCGTAGCTTCTTATTAATCACAAACTTTCTTTCATTATTTGTTTTCTGCTCACGCATGATAATATAATCTTTATTCTTTACGTCCCGGACTCTCATTTTTAAAATATCTGAAACCCTTAATGCTGTATAGATTCCAAACATCCAGAGCACGTAATCTCTTTCATTCTTACTTTTTAGGTAGTCTGCTATATCCTGTACTTTCTCCCGGTCTCTTATTGGTTCTACTGCGTTCATCTTTCACCTGACTTTCTGTGTCAGACTCTGACACTTGTCTATTTGATAAAATTACTGATACGCATACAACCCCAATCATGACTGTTAGCACTACAAGTAAAATTCATGCAAATATCATTTTTCTTCTCCTTTTAGCTTTTCAAAGAATCTCATGCACCTGATCTGGCACCCAGCCTTTGAAAATTCTTTTCCCGTTTCTTTTTCCATCTTCCTGGCTACTCTGCTCCACGACATTCCATCAATATAATAAAATTGCAACATTAATCGAAGCTCTGCCGGTTTCACTGTATCAAGAAATATATATGCTCTGTTTATCGCCTTTTCCTTTTCTGATAATGTCCTGCCCAACTTATTAACCCTTGCTTCGAGCAATATTCTCTTTTTTTCAATCACAGATTGAGGAAGCCCTTCAACTTTAAACAATTGTGTGCCGCCGTCTCCCCCGCGAACGGTATCTACAACGGTCCTGCTAGATAATTCTTCAATGTCTCGCTCCGTTTTGCTTATCCTCTCCCTGATATCTCGAATCAGAGCATCAACACACCGGCATCTTTCAAGATTTTCTTTTTCTGTCACGGCAGCCTCCTTCCTGTGTCAGATTCTGACACGTTCAATTAATAAAAATCGAAAGAATAATAATTTGGTTCGACAGGCTTTTTTGTTTTCTTCTTTTTGATCTTAGAAAACCAGATACTGCTTCTATCCCAGCCAAACGTACAATTTAATGTCTGTGCTATTTTTATCATGCTTTTTAATGACGGACATGTCTTTCCGGTTTCATACCCTGTAATTGTCGCTACTTTTATCCCTGACTTTTCTGCTAACGCTCTTTGTGAATAACCTTTGTCTTCCCTTACTTTCTTCAGTTCCTCAGCAAATGTATCTGCTCTGTCTTTTGTTTTCAACCAGGGATAAAAGAAAAATGAGTTCTTGTCCCATCCGAATCCACATCCAAGTGCATCTGCTATTCGAAATATCTTTTTCAGCGATGGATTTGCATCCTCTGATTCATATTTTTTTATTGTATCAACGCACATTCTCGTTCTCGCTGATAAATCTTCTCTTGAAGTTCCTGTCATCTCTCTCGCTTCCAGCAAGGCTTTTCCAAATATATTTTCCATCGCTACTCCTTTAAACCTGCAAAACTTTTAAATTCGCTTTCCAGTAAATTTGCTTTAATCAAATCATAGGTGATGTCCATCCAGTCACGTTTATCTTTGTTGTGGTTTGCATTTTTATGTATGCGAGGATCTACATCATCCCATTCGAAAACATCGAAACAGACATCACTTACGAATAGCATCTTACTGCCACGTGCTACACAAAGATAAAAACAATCCTTATATATACCTTTACACCGTTTAAAACCGTATTTTTCAAATTCCGCTGCCTTTACCGTCGGTCTTAGCATTCGCCTCACACTCCTTGCCGTGTCTCTTCTGGTAGTCTTTAAATCTTTCCAGATTCATTTCCTTCCGTTCTTCGTTAAATGTCATATGCAAAAGTTTTTTGCATCCTGGGCATATACCACTGCCAGTATTAGCCCCCATTTCTATGCGGATACTTTTGCAAATCCGAATTGTTTTTCCACACACAGGACATACTCCTTTATATCCTCCCTTTAATTCTTCCATGTGTTTTTCTACGCATTTTCTTGATTCTTCTGAAACTGAATTCATTATCTCTCATCCTTCCCATATTGTCCTCCATAGACATATTTTTTAACTCCTGAGAGGAGCTTATCTCTCAGGAGCATCTGCTTTAAGCTTCTTGTCACACCATTGTTCGTTTGATCTCATCCTGATCGTTTTGATTATCCTGGATACACCATCTATTAGGGCTATCTTTTCTAATCATGCAGTCCCCGTTCAGGTTGCCGCACGGACAATCCATGCATGGACTGTCCGCATAACTATCTCTTGTAATCTCATCGCACATATCGCTCAATGTTTCTAAGGCTTTTTTAATTTTTCTATAATCCATTTTTACCATTAATCTTCTCCTTTCCCCTCCGGAGCTAATCCGGAGGACAATGGCATATAGCTCGTGTTCATATCACAGAACATTAACGGGTAACTTGTAAGTGTAAAAATCCTCTAAAGAGGCATGTCCAGCTTATTATTTTAAGATAACATTATCTATGTCTCGTATGACGATCGTTATTTTTCCTGTTGTATCTGTCTGTACTTCAAAATTTCCTTTGTTATACGTCTCCATTGGAATCGAAATCTCGATTCCGCCATCAGTTACTAACATCTGTTTTTCCAATTTCTTTGCAGTGTTTTCGTTAATAACAGTAAAATTATCATACTGCAAATCATACATTTCTATTTTTTCGTCATACTCAGCTTTTTCTTCTGGTTTTTCTCCGAAAAGCTTATTTCCGATTTCTTCTACGTCAAAAGCCCTACTATCTACATACTCTTTTTGCAAAGTACTTTTTATATCCATTTTTGTTTTTAAATCAGCACCATTATATTTATTGGAAATATTATTGATAACTCGCATAAGAATATTTAACTTCTTTTTTGGTGAACTACTGGTGTGACAGATAAGAAAATTTTCAGAAAGGTAATTGACTCTTTCACCATTTACCTCATATTTCTTTTCCAGTAACCTCATGCTGAAATCAGACAAGTTAATAATTACAGCTTCCGGTACCCGCGAAGTTTCTGAAATAAGTGACCGTTTTTTTAATAGACCTACAAAGGTATGATTACCTCTATACATTTTGTCATGATTGTAGTTTCTCTTATAGTTCATTTTTAACAGAGCAAGATAGATTTCCCCTTCTACCTGAAATGTTACAAATAACAAATCGGCAGCAGGAATATTTAATCCCTCGCCCATAGCAGCATAAAGTTTATTTGCAATTGCCTGACTGGTTTCAATAAATGAACTGTCTTCTGATTCGTCCCACGTTTGTAATATAGATTTAATCGGAGAAAATTCAGAATCAAACTCTCCTTTCTTTGTATCGTCACTAGAAATTATTTTATAAATGTGATTGCGAATAAAATCACACATCTCTGGACCAGCATTTAATAATGCATTCGAGAGAACACATTCTTCAAAATCAGTATCCAGAATATGCAAAATCGCTTTTCTTATAACAATATCATCTCTCGTTATCATAAAATCTCCTTTCCGGTATCTATCGCCCATGAGCAAGTTTATTTTCTAATGCTGCATAGTCGTATTCTCTTTGTTCAAAATTATGAAATCCGTTTTTTTCTGCCTGCTTAACAGGTTTTTCCTGTCTGTAATTACGTTCCCACGTCCTTACGCAGGCTCGCCAGTCTTTCATTTTGTTCTTCCCCACCATCCAGTTCTTCGATGTGTAAAAATCTACAAAATACTCCGCATCGATACTGTTACCTCTCTGCTCACAGTAGTCTTTCACCTCCTGAACAGTCGGTGGTCTGAAGATTGTACGTGTTTTTTTAGATATATCGTCAGATATATCTTTTTTTATCTTAGTCTCAGTCTTATATCTATTTATGTCAGCCTTTTGTACTTCCTTTGTACTTCCTTTGTACTTCTTTTGTACTTCTTTTGTACTGCCTTTCGTGTTGTACAAAATACAGTATTTAGTACATGTGCCTCGCTTTTTTGACGACACAAAGTCAATCAAGCCAAGCTGTTTTAATTCGTTCCTTGCACGGATAAACGCTTTTTCGCTTATGCCCATGCGACCGCTCAGACTTACGTTAGTACGGGAGAACCACTCTTCCCAAACGCATTTATTGTTAATCGCCAGCAATGTGTGAAAAAGCAATTGTGCGTTTGCGGAAACAGTGTTGCACTCGCAAAAATCGTAAAATTCATTGAGCATATCTAAATATGTCATAAACCCTCTTCCTCAACCCCATTAGGGTACATTTTAAATATGTTCATGAGGCTGAAATGGTTCTATATGCATTTCTGCCTCTTTTTCTATCAGTTCGTTATATTTCTTTATGTGTTGATCCGGTGTAATTTCATCGTTCATCAACGCATCTTCCAGCCTAGAAAATTCTAATTCTATGTGTGCTCTAAATTCCTGCCGGTTCATCTTTCCGTCAGAAAAATTTTTCTGCAATATCCTGAGATGATGTTCCATCATCCCTTTGCTCCCTTCATAAAATCATCCATCATCTTCCCTTTCCAAGCCGGTTCTGGTTCACTTCTCTGTTTTTCTTTTGCGCGTTGCATCACTCTTTTCGTATGCTTCGCAATTTCTTTGCATTTCTTTTTGTATCTGCCATAAGCTGTTTTTTTCTGACATGGCTGAGAACCGCCACAGCGGTCCTTATCCATACAGATTTCACAAGGGTCTTTCATGTTATTCCTCCTTATATTCTGGCATTCTCATCCAGGCAAAAATCTTTTTATCGTCTTTTCCAGCTTTCCATTTATTGTTTCCGAAAACTACCCAAGAATCATCTCGCAGTCTGAATGCCTCATGCACTTTGATGCTCATCTTATTCAAAGTATTTGTTGCTACCAACACAGGCACAAATGGGAACGGGACAATATTATCCGAAATCTTGTACCACTGTCCCGGTATACCATCAATCTCTGTCAAAGGATTTATTACAGAATCTCCTGTAATTTCTACAGTTCTTTCTTTTATCTCTTCTCTTTGTTCCTTCTGTTCCTGAATTGGTTCTTCCTGCTTAATTCCCTCTGGTTCCCGAACTCCCCAGGCATATTCTTTTTTCACAGGCAATACAATATCCGCTTTTTCTTTTATGTCATCAACCTCTGTTTTGACACTATCAACAGATTCTTTGATAATGCTCGCCTGTTTATCTTCTGGCTGTATCATGGTAAATGTCGGTGCCTGTACCTCTGTCTTTTCTTCCTGATCCGGTGCCGGAATAGCCATTTCGATTTGTCCAGGAATATTTTTTTCTTCATATTCCTGCTTGATTTCCTTGATATCCTTTAAGGTCACTTTTCCATTTTCATAATATCTTCGAACTGCTTTAACCTGTAGCTCAGACTTTAACCCTGCCGCTTCATACGCAACAGTAAATGGTATCTTTTCCTGCTTCAGAAGTGATTTTAAACGCTCAAGGAGATTATTATTAATGCATTCAATCTGAGCTACCTTTGTTCTGGATAAGCCTAAAAAGCTTGCAACAATATCCCGAATCCTTCCAGATTGCAAATTATAGCCCGGAACTTCTATCCCTTTTTCTCTTAAGTTTCTAAAAGATTCTGTTGCATCTTTTACTTCCATCAAGATATCTTCATTCTCTTTATCCCTATATGAATTTGTTGCCATTAGCTCCAATTTCTCTAAATCCGGGTCTTGAGGATAACTCACCCTACAGGTTACCATTTCATATTCTTTATAACCCTGCTCCACAAGCATATTTAAGGCAAGCCAGCGTCTTTCGCCTGACAAGAGTTTATATTCTCCCTTGTCACAAGGTTCATATATTACCTCAAGATTCTGACGCAAACCTATTGCTCTGATATTTGACGACAATTCTTCTATCTTTTTCAGATTGTAGCGATTATTTTTATTGCGATACATCTGTTTGATAGAAATATCTTTTACTCTGAAATGAGCTGACGGTGTTTGCATTACCTCTTCTTTTACTTGAGCATTAAGCATATCTGCTATTGAAAAACTTGCCATCCTACTCACCCATTCCTCTTATAATCTCTTCAACAACTTTTCTATAACTTGATGTCACATCTGCTTTTGCAGCATGTTCGGGTAAAGGCATCTTTTTCAGCGTTGCCTGCTCTACCACCGTAGATTGCTTAATTTTTGCAGAAAAATAAGCAAGACCGCTCCTCTGTTCCACCCACGCTTCCATTCCCCGGAAAGCAAGTGTGTTACGTGCCATATTAAGAAGAATTTTCACTTTAATACCACGGTTATATACCCGAATATCAGAAAGCTGCATATTTAAATTTTCAAGCGCACCCACCTCAAAACCACCAGTCTTAATTGGAGCTATGACTAAGTCTGCCGCTACAAGAATATTGATAATCACCCTGTCTAACAAACGACCGCAATCACAGACACAATAATCGTAATCCATCTGCACTTCTTCTAACGCTGTCTTAAAACGGAACACCTGGTCTTTGCCACTAACCTTTTCTAAGTTTGTAGCTGTTAATGTTAAGTATCCATCCGCCGGAATAATATCAATATTTGAATATGCGGTCTTAAAAATAACATCTCTTGTTGAATATCTTCCGCCATTCATGACATGATTCTCTAAGAGATTTGTAAGCCCTGATTCCTCGTTAATCCCAAAAGTTTTTGATGCGTCTCCTTGGGGATCTGCATCAACTAAAAGGACTTTCGCTCCCATCTCCTGCCCTAAGATATAAGCAATCGTGTTAGCTGTTGTCGTTTTACCAACTCCTCCTTTAGGAGTCATCACTGCTACAGTTTTCATTAGCACTTCGCCTCCTTCACTAATTGCTCATCATCAAACCATTTAATTCCTTTTTTATTCCAACGCACTACCGGCACCAGGACAGTTGATCTGCTTGTTTCCAAAACTTCTTTTCCTTTTGCATCCATGCGGACAGCAAAATCCGCACGACATTTTAAGCTGTGTATCATTTTCTCCTCCAGTTTTTTTTCTCTTTTTTACCAAAAATTGCTTCATATTCAGTTAACCGCCTACCATCCCGAAGAATAAATACTTGATAAAAATATTTATCTTCTTCAGAATTTTGCGATGGTGAAACATACAATTTATAAAGCCTGTCCCCTCGCTGGATCTCGCCCACATAGGATATATCCTTCCTGTGCAGCGTATCATCAACGGAATGGGCCTTCATTAATTTTTCTGTTAAATCTTTTTCCAAAATCATCACCCCAAATACTTGCAATTTCATTCGACATAAGATAAAATAAAAATGTCATTTATTTGGAATGATGATTTTTGTTGGAGAGACGGTTGTTTTGAGATTTGCCTAAACCGTCTCTTTCATTTTGCCAAGATATTCAAGGCATTCCTGATACATCTCTTCAGTTCTTTTCTCACTAAACATTTTGCGGAAAAAGAATGTTCTATCCCATTCCTTGCTCTTTTTTATTTCTCCACGCATAACAAATACTTCTATGCCAAAATTATTGCAGGTAAAACTTACGTAATTTCCGGCCGCCTGCACTTCTGATATTTCTTGGATCAGATTCATTATTTGTTCGTTATTCATTTTCTTCCTCCTATAGTTGTCTGTAATTTTTTCAGTGTCTTTAAACATTTTAGATACATACATTTGTAATCTCTTCTTTCTGGATTGAGAATAAATGTCTTTTCATATGTAGTCTTGTTTTTGTGCAAACAAATTCTTACGGATGCTCCGATTTCGCAATAAAACATTGTTGCTGTACCGCCCATCCTGTGCAGTTTTCTTATTTCACGCATCAAGGTGATTAAATCTTCTTCCGGCATTTCTACTGTTAAATTGTTTTCCATGTTTTACCTCCTAGTTATAAACCTAAATCTACACATTCAACCTGTGAAAGCTTCGTGCCATTTATGTAGTATATTTTCTTTTTACCTTTACCTGATAGCACCTGCCCCCATGAATACTTTCCTTCTTCAATCGCAGTTCCCAAAGTTTCTTTAGACATTCCCATGATTCTTGCTGCTTGGGTCAGCGTTAAACGCTTAACTTTTGCTCTTGAAATACAAGCCTTTACAGCGTTTTCTTCGGCTGTAAAATAATCTTCTGGAAGCTTCAATGCTACTGCAATTTCTTCCTGACGTTGTGGTGTTGGGATGTTTCTGTCAGACAGGTATTGACTGATAGAACTGCGCCCTATTTTTGTCAGCCGAGATAAATCTGATTGAGATATGTTTTGTTCTTTCATAACCTCTCTTAACTTTTCTGCAAATGTCACCGTGTTCACCTCCTCCCACATCCATGCTTTTGTTAAAAATTATTCTGTAACGTCCCAATCTTCCGACACAAGTTGTTCTCCAGTTGGTTGCCATCCTGTTTTGGGATAGCTTCCATCTCTCAACATCAATGTACACATATCCGTTTTTTCTAATCGTATCTTTACTGCTGGAACATCTTTCATACAGATGCATTTACTTTCTTTCATTGCAATTTCTGCCGCTTCTTTAATGTTCAATTTACTACCTCTCATATTTTTATTGACATTTTATTCCATTTCTTCTATTATATTACCACAGGATATTCTATATCTAAGTATTGAAGAAAGGAGGATTTTGTATGGATATATCAACTGTTGTTAATATTGTTCTTTGTATTTTGTCTTTTATATTGGCATTAATATCAATTGTCACTGTTGTCATTACATTACGTCAAAATCATACAATGATAGAAAATGCTACACGGCCATACATTTGTGTCTATGGCGAATCTATTAACACCGGAACATCAACGTTTTATCTGGTTATAAAAAACTTTGGATGCTCTCCAGCTACTATAACTAAGTTTTCTTATGAACCAGATTTATCCAAATGTTATGGCATTCCTAATGTTTCACGTAATTTTTTAGCCGACATTTCAAAATGTACATTGGCACCTGGACAGTCTAAAATATGTAGACTTGACTACAACGACACTCCTGACAATGTATCCTTTGATATTGAGTACTTTTCTGGAAAGAAAAAATATCAGGAACATTTCACAACTAACTTAAAAGCTGCTTCTGCTATGCTGACAGCTAAGACTGCCACAAAAGATACAGAACTCAAAACTATCTCATTCACTTTACAAGAAATGCTTCAAAAGAGTCTCTAAGACATCTTTTGAACTTTACTAAATTCACCTATAACATCTTTTGTATTTTCCAATACAATATTGGCTTCATCATAGGTGAGATTTTCCTCGGAGAACTTGTTCACGATATATCGAACAAGTTCTTCCGTCTTCGTTGCTGTTAAAACTGTTCCGTTATTCATCTGAATATTTTGAAAATTCATTTCTATCTCCCTCCTATCCTGCTTTCTCAGCTCTTTCTGTATCAGCTAATTCTTTATCCAGTAATGCCGATAAATAGACGAGAGCCATGTTTTTATCATTATCTGTTAATTTTTCAAATAAATTTGCAATACGCTTACCATCGTCTATCATTGTTTGTAATGTTTCTACCATCTTGTTCCCTCCTTTATGTTTCGTTGTAAACATATTTTAGCACTCATGTAGACTCATGTCAACTAGATTTTTATTGACATGTAAACTTTTTTGTTATACCATAGCTTATGAAGGGAGGATTTCTTATGCGCAATCGAATCATAGAGCTTCGTAAAGAACAAGGATTAAGCCAAGAAGCATTTGCTAAAAAAGTAGGACTTTCGAGAAATTTCATAAATCAATTTGAAAACGGAAATAGAAATATGTCCGACAGGACTATCTCAGACATTTGCAATACATTTCAAATAAATGAAGAATGGTTGCGAACCGGCAAAGGTGTAAAAGAGAGTAGTGCAGATTTAGATTATGGAAAAATCTGTGCCAAAATAGGTATAACAGACAAAAAGGCAAAAGCGGCAATCATGAAATACTATGAACTGTCTCCAGAAGATAAAGAACTTTTCTGGAAGTTTGCGGAACGTTTTTTGAACATGAAATAGAAAAGCAGGGGCTAAATCCCCTGCTTCTTTTCTTCTTCCTCAATGCCTTCAGCCATGCCTACTAACATGTCAAGATGTTCTTCAATTTCTGTGTTATCCATTACTCTTTGAACTATTTCTTTTTTCTTTTGAAATCTTTTAGTTCTTTCATCATTTTCTCTTCTTTCCATAAATATGTAACGCTCCTTTCTTACGAAAGTATGTTCGATTTTATTCCATTATATAATCCGAACATATTTTCGTCAATATGTAATTTCTGGAATTAAATTTCCCATCATTAATAGTATGTCAGAATCGGAAAACAAACTATTTCCTCCTTTCGAAATCAATATAGCAAACAAAAATAAAAAAGAATTTTTGTAAGAAAAGTTCGAAATGAACCTCAGTCACCACCTAATCCACTGTTTTGTTACAAAAAAGTGTGTGTTTTCAGATGTGGTATACTGATTCATTTTGAACATTCTAATATTAATATGCATAGATTTTTTTGAAATGGCCTCTCTGATTTGAAAAAATCTATATAATAAGAATGATAGATTTTTAAACCAAATAATTTTTCTGTAGAAGTTTTTTGCGTGTCAGAGTCTGACACTGTCTACTTTACAAATAAGCACTTTTTACATGATTTTATTGACATTTATCTAGGTTGTGATATAATATAATAAACAACTTATTTGTATAGGAGGTTTTATATGGATTTATTATCTGCTTTTGAAACTGATTTTTCTGTTGAATGTAGAAATGCTTTATCAAGACCGATTCTCTTAGGAAGCAAGGCATATAGTCAATTTTTTAATGATAATAAAAAATTCTTTTCCTATCCTGAATATAGCTCTTTAAGAGGTTCACTTTTGAATTACAGCATTAATCAGGCTTTGTATAATGCTGCATTTACTCCAACGGCAGTGTTTCAAGCTTTCCCAGAGAAAGCAAACAATTACGGATATTCTGTTTTGCATATTAGAACAGAACACTTTATTCTTACAACCGCTAAAACAAGGAATTGGACTGACCTTCCTTCCAAATCTAAGTACAAATTAGAATATGCTAAAGCAAACGAAGATGGAGATAGACAAATTTCTTTCTATTTACTTGGAGACACTTTACATTATGCACTCCAAAAGGATGAATTAATTACGGGTCCCTATTATGCATTGCTTACCTATGGATATAATAACCTGACTAATGATTGTACCCATATTGACCTAGTCGTTCCGGATGCATCATTTAAGGGTATTCTACATAGGGAAAATCTTCTTCCAGCGACAGATAGTCATTTCCTTCTTTTACGCCCAGAGGAAGAAGAAAAAATGACTGCTCTGCATAAAGATTTAGAGGAGTTAGTAACATTAAAAATAAAGAAATGAGACGATTATCATGAAAAGAAAAAATATTATACCCTATAGAATTAAACAAGCTAGAATTTCAAGGGGATATTCCATGGGAGAACTGGCAGATCTTCTTGGAATTACCCGTTCCAGCATATCACAATATGAATTAGGAACTATCAAACCCTCTGATTTTATCATTGGACAGCTTTCCAGCATTTTAAAATATAGAGTATCTTTTTTCTATAAGCCATTACCTGAAAATACTTCCGCTAACAGTGCTGTGTACTTTAGAAGTCAACGCAGCACAACTAAAAAGGCTAAAAATGCTGCTCGTGAAAAATTGTCTATTTTCAGAGAAATAAATAATTATCTGCTTCAATATGTGGATTTTCCAAAAGCAAATCTTCCTGTTTTTGAAGGATACAATATAAACAGGGAATTGTCTTTGGAGGATATAGAAAACATCGCTATGCAAGTTAGAGAATTCTGGCAGCTTGGCATTGGTCCAATTGATAATCTAACTGCCATCCTACAAAAGAATGGGATAATGATTTCTGTAATGGACCTTAACAATAAAAAAATTGATGCATTCTCTGTGTGGTACGATTCGATTCCATATATTTATATCAGTACGGATAAATATAGTAATGCCCGTCTGCGGTTTGATTTAGCACACGAATTAGGACATCTCATTTTGCACAACAATGTATTCAACAACGAGGATTTAGAAAACAAAGTAATTTTTAAACGAATAGAGCAAGAAGCCGATTGGTTTGCAGCCGCATTTTTGCTTCCTGAAATTTCTTTTGAAAAAGATATTTACTCTACATCAATAAATCATTTTATTCAATTAAAGAAAAAATGGAAAGCATCTATTGGCTCTATGCTTTATCGTTGCGAAGACCTTAATCTTCTTTCTCCTAATCAGATTAAATATCTGAAAGACCAGATGACTTATAATAGATATTGGAAAAAGGAACCTTTAGATGAACAAATTCCTTTGGAAAGACCTTTCTTGCATAAACAGGCTTTTAACTTGATTTTAGATAATCATCTTACCACACCAGAAGAAGTATTGGATTCCATTGGATGTGACGCAGAAGAAATTGAAGAATATTCATTCTTAGAACCAGGTACTTTACAGCCTTCTATTCCTGAAAATGTTATTCGCCTAAAGGTTACATCGACGCAAAACATTATTAATTTTTCAAAATTTTAGCTTATTGTTCTCAGAAGAGCATAAAAAATCAAGATTAGAATATACTTGAATTATCTGACTCATTATGATATATTGAAGTCAGAAAAGAGTAAGTTGTTGCTTGATGCACAACACAAATCCCCTCAGTAGTGCGAATACTGAGGGGATTTTTTTGTGGGCTTGGCTACCGTGTAGTTTTATTTCCTTTTCCGGTCAAACCATTTGCGAAGCAGCACCAGCATTATCTCAACAATAATACCAGATACAATACCTGCCAACACCGAAAAAAGAAAAGAGTAAATTGTCACTTGATACACCTCCCTCCTGCCACCAGGTATAGGGAACGGTAACGGAAAGAGTATACCATAATATGGCATAAAAGTCTTTCCTTTTTTATTTTTAAAATCGGTGTCAGACTCTGACACATTAATTCTCTTTTTTTAAATATATATATTTCTTTTTATTGTCGAACTCTGTATAATAATATTAAAATTATTTTTAGATATATCTTGAGGAGGAAATTATGGCACTTATTAAATGTGAAGAATGTGGAAAAGAGATATCCGATAGAGCTGATGCCTGCCCACATTGTGGATGTCCTATATCCCATGTTAAACCCGTTACCCGAAACAATTTTGCTACCGCCTGTCTATTCATTTCTCACTTACTAGGATTTGGATATACATTATACTGTTTAATTTACTGGGCTAGTGCCAGCAGTGGTATGTCCGGCTTTGAAAAATTAGGAGCTGACTTTGCAACAATTATGGTAATTCCCCATGTAGTATTAGTTGTTCTTGCAACTCTCTTTAATACTTTTGCTTTATTTAGCTATCATCGTTGCTTTTCTATTACATCAGCAATCCTTTACTGTGCTGCAATACTTTTTGCACCTTTATATTTCTATTTTGTAATCGTACAGGCAATTTTGTGTTTCATTGCCTTTTTTATCATGGAATCTAAGGGTAAAGTCCCTGTGGGAATTAAAGGATTTTTAAGTGCTGCATCTGTTCTCTGTGCAGTGATTAGTGTAGGAATTTTATTCTCTAACATTGGCACTATAGAAGATAATAAAAAAGCCGAGGCTTCTAGTACTCAAAGTACAACAGAGCAGACGTCTGCAACAACAGAAAGTTCTAGTTCACTATTAATAAATCAGGAAACTCAGACATCTAGTACGACTGCATCTGTTCCACGAGAGTATCAGGCAGCACTAAATCAAGCACAATCTTATAGTGACCGCATGCATATGTCTGAGGCTGGAATATATGACCAACTAACCTCTGAATACGGAGGACAATTCGACTCAGATGCCGCCCAATATGCAATTGAGAATGTAAACGCTGACTGGTATAATAACGCCCTAGAGAAAGCTAAAAGTTATTCTGAAAAAATGAATATGTCTTCTGATGCTATATATGACCAACTTGTTTCAGACTATGGTGAAAAATTTACAGAAGACCAAGCCAGCTATGCAATACAGCATTTATATGATTAAACTTATACAGAACCGTATCATTTTGATATGGTCTTTTTTTATAAAAAAATTTCATTTTCCTCTTGATATAAGGTGTACCTTATAGTATAATATACTTGTAAGGAGGTGAGAAATCAGATGGGAAAACACGAAAGAAAAAAGAAGTCCACTATCGACTATAAAAGCCTGGCCGCTGAAGCGATAGTGAACCTCTTGATCGGAATCATCTTATTGATTCTGGACAAGCTATTTAAGTAATCACTCAATAGCTTACGAGAAGGGCGAAAGCCCTTCTTAATAAAAATATAGCACACACACCCATCTGTGTAAAGCATGTTATTTAAGTTAGGAATCTTTTTTATTACAATAGGTATCGTAAAGCTTATATGGGCTTTCATATTGAAATGGAGGAATAAGTAATGTCAGCGAATGCTCAAACAAAAGCAACAGCAAAATATCAGCAGAAAGTCGGACTTGTCTCTAAGTCTTATAAACTGAGAAAGGAAATCGTAGATGCTTACGCTGCCGCCTGTAAAAAGGCGGGCGTAAGTGCTGCTGGCCAACTCACAAAAATGATGACTGCCTTTATTGAAGAAACGGAAAAGGAGAAATAA